CCGGCGTGAGCGTCACACGGCCGGGATAAAGGGATACTCTGTCTTTCATGCGTCAACCTCCCCTGAGTACACTTCCCCCGAGTAGAATGCGGCCAGAAGGCTATTCGTAAGCATCTGGTCAACCACCTCGAGGATTTTTTCAATGTTGTTTGCCGTCACATAGGTGAGATAGTCCATCGTGGACGGGGTCTCGGGCGTCCCTGCGGGCAGCGCGAGCATGCCGCGCAGGGTGCCGAGATAGCTTAGATAGGCAGTCATGTCGGACTGCGTCGGTATGTCCTCCATCGTCCAGGCCGTTTCGGGCGAAATGTCAATGGTGTATCCGTTGTCCGCAAAACGGGCGGCGAGATACTGCATTGCGGAGCCTACACGGTTGAGGTCTGTGGCGTTGTAAAAGCCCTTGTCGGTCTTGTTTTGCACGTCTGCAAGGGTGCGGTCAGTGATAAGCACAAGTCCGTAGTAGAGGGTCACACTGTCGGTGTAGCTCTGGCCGGCCGTGGTAAGCATAGAGAGGACAACACGGTAGGTGTTGTCTTCCGCCTTATCCGCCACGGTTCCCCAGATATTCCCATCCTCCCGCGTCCAGGTTGTGCTTACTCCGTTCACGGTGCCGGAGACATACACCACGTTTGAGGCAAGGGGGACTTGGATTGCCTGCGTCATCAGCTCACCTCAACGCTGATAAGCATTGTCTGTCCTGCGTCAACAGGGTTCGGCGTGATGCTGGCACTGATAATCTGCGGCACGGAGGTGTCCACCGTGAAGTTGCGCGTTACGCTGCTGGATTTCCCTGCGGCGTCGGTGGCCTTAAACACGGCCGTGTAGGCCCCATCGGAAAGCCCAGTGAACGAGCCCGAGAACGCTCCGCCGCTTACGGTAGGTGCGGTTTGCGGCTCTCCATTCAGCGTGACTGCAATTGTCACCGGGGAGCTTGTTGCGTCATTGGTCGTGCCGGCGTATGCCACCGTGGACGTCGCGAAAATCTCTCCCTCAGTAGGTGCCGTGATGTTGAGAGCCGGCGGCACGGTGTCCACGGTGAAAGTGGTGGACTTCTCGGCGGCGGCATTGCCGTCGTTGTCGCTCGCGTTCACCGTCACGGTGTGCGGCCCGTCGCCCATCGCCTGCGCCGGCGTGTATGTAAAGCTGTATCCGTTGGTGATTGTCGAATGTGTTATCTCGGACGAGGACGCTTGTACGCCATCCAGCTCCACAACAACGCTGTCCAAATCCACGCCGGAACCTCCAGCCTCGTCTGTGACGGTGAAAACCACGGGTTGCTGCGCGTTTGCAACATGCGCCCCGGAAGACGGGGACAAAATCGTAATGACCGGTGCAACCGTCTCATGGACATAGAGTTTGAGGCCGTCCAGGGTGGACGCATCCGCCGTTCCCGTTGTACCGGCCGTGTTTGTGGCCTCCACCGTGACGTTGTAGTAGCCGCCCGGAAGATTGTATGAGGTTTGCCCCGGCGCGGTAATGCTCGCCTCGTATTTCCCATTCTGGGAATTATAGGATAATGTGTACCACTGCCCGTTTACCTGGGCGCGTACGGATTGAATTGCCATCAGGCGTCAACCTCCCCACTGTAGACTTCGCCGGAATAGTAGTATAAGGGTTCCACATAGACTGTTTGTTCCTCTACCCCGACAGAGAGCTTAAATTTCGTGTTCATCGGCACCGGGTTTGGCGTCATCTGCGCGGACGCGATGACCGGAAGGACGATCTCATCCATCAGCACAAGGCACTGCAACGGGCCATCCAGGCACAATAACGCGCCGTCAAGACAGTACAGCGCGACGGGTTGTAATGATTGATTCATGCGGCGCTCACCATGATTTCACATTCCACATAGTCATAGCTGCTGTTGCGGGTGCTCATATCCACGGTGATGTCCACCGCAGAAGTAATGCCGCTCAAAATGGCGACATAATAGGTGCCGGTCTTTGCACTGGAATAGCGGTATGTGCTTTGTCCGACTAAAGTTCCTTTGGAGCCTGTTGCCATCGTGAAATAGAGGTTTTCGTATGTGGTAGAAGTGCCGTTTTCCATAATGAGCGCCAGTCGTCCGTCCGGGCAGCCGAACACCGCAGAGGTCGCCTCTGTGAAGTATGTGCTGGTTGCATACGTCCCCGTAAAAGAAAGGGATTTCACAAGTGCCGCAGGGCCGCCAAGCTCCCGGATATTGTTTGCCATCGTCGAGAAGCTGGCATTCGCCGCCGTTGATACGCCCATGTCAGTGATGGCGGCAGCGATAGTGGCTTTTCCATCACTGACAGAGGTAAAAAGCTCATTGATTGCGGCAACAAGCGTCGATTTTGCTTGTGTATCGAGCTGAGATACATCTCCGATGCTGTTCAGCAGCTCGACAATATCGTCTCCGGTTTTTGGGATTGTATATGCCATCGTTTTCACCCCGCTACCATTCTACAATCACGCATCCGGGTCTCCCCGCGATGCCATCGCTCCCGCTTCCTGGCTGCTTTATAATTTCCTTAAGATATACCCCATTTTCTCCATTCTTTCCTCCAATTCCTCCACATCCATATGTGAGAGAATTTTCCCCTCCTGTTGCTGCGTATACCCCACCATTTTGAGTATCCATAATTCCATTCTTATATTGCTTCCCGTTTGCGCTTGTTATGCTCCCAAATATTGTATGCGTTCCAGGCTCTCCAATTTCTCCATCCTCTCCAGGATTCCCGCCTTTCCCGCCGGCCCCTCCAACTCCGCAAGAATATGAGAATGATTGCCCTACAGAGACACTTATATCCAATGAAAATACATTTCCACCACGGCCGGCGTCTCCTCCATCAGTATTCATGGCTTCATTCCATTCTCCATTCACGAGGATTCCTCCGCCGCCTCCACGGCCTCCAAATCCACCCTGAATTGCCGTTGCTCTGATTTTTGATACCCCTTCGGGGATAGTCCAAGTACCAGTGCCTGTAAGGATTTCTATATTTTTATACAATCCATCATTTGGAGATTGCAAAAAATATGATGGCATATTGTGCATCACGCCATTATCCAGCTTCAATTGCTGCTTGTATAATCTTGCAGCAATTTCAGTGTGGAATTGCGTTGCAATGCTCATAATATCCCCAATTTCGCTTGATGGATTCCCACGAGATTGCACTGTGAATTTTCTTCCACCATACTCAATTAGGCAGGAGCGAGCAGCATTTGTTGCATCTTCCTCCGTGTGAATAAATGGATTTGAAATAGATAATGAATTTTCACTCGCCGTATTCGTTCCGGTAAAAGTTGCTTCTCTTTCATTCCCCTCTTCATCCGGGTCGATGGAAAAAGTGATGTCTGCGATATCCTCATTTGCTTTCATAGTAGGATAAGCATTCATATTATCCAGGCTCATTTTGTTGCCGATATCTCTTAAGATTTTCCCAATCCTTAATTTTCCAGTTGCAACATCTTGCCTCGGCCATGTAGCTGTTGCCATGCAGGCATATCTCAATATCTCTCCGCATTTCATTCCGCTCACGCGGCGCTTCGTCGCCGAAAGCGGGATGTCCGCAACGTCTTCATCAACCGTATACATGCCAGAGAAATTTGTCCCCGCCGAGGATACAATAGCTTGAATCCAGCCAGAAAGATTGGCTGGCAATTCATCCGGGACAACAAATCTCCGATTCTGAATCATCCCAACGATATCAATAAGCCTCCATTTTACGGTCAAGTCCTTTAATTCCCACCCACCACTTTGCTGATAGTATGTGCCTCCTGGGAGCCATTCTATAGAGCCATCTTCCAGTCGCATGCCAAGCTCTATTTTAATGGCTTGCCTTTCTTCGATGCTCTTGAAAATGGAATTTTGTGCATATGGGTCAAAACGATGATTTTCATTGTGAATTTCTATATCACAAGTGCCGTATGGGAGAGAAAGGCAAGAGAATGTCGCCTCATTATAGATATCAGATGATTTGAATGTGGAGGAATCCCATTTTTCATAAAGCCCTGGGAAAAATCCAATTACGCGGATTCTCCTGTATGGCTCGCTCCATTTTTTTATCGTGAGGGATATTTTTGTTGGAGAATAAACTGTAAATCCCTCGAGTACAATTGATTTTTTTTCATTTTCCTCGATTGAGATTGAAGCCTCAAGCCCAGATGCGGAATAGATGTCGACGGAAAAATCTTTTGGATATCCATTCCATTCTTTTTTCGAAAATTGGATTGTAACTGCTTGAAGAATTGTAATCCCACTAAGCAATTGCTCAACATATGGATATGGCAAATCAAAATCGTTGGATTCTTTTGAAATGCTTTCGCTTTCCCAGCCAACTTGGCCTTTTCTATCTTCTTTATCGTCCGGCTCAACTTCCCATGTGCCATCTAGTGCCCATCTATTATATTCAAGAGAGGCTATTTTTTGGCTGCTTTCGTCTTCCCCTCTATTTTGGAGCTGATTTGTACGGCTATATTCGCTTTCATTGTTTGAATTTATTGCATCAATTTGAGCATCCGGAGAAATCAGGTCGAAGATTGCGCGAATATATTGCTTTCTGCTGTCTGCAATTACTGCTTTTTCATATGATTCGCTGTGCTTAATCATGCCCATCAATCTCCTCGAACCGAAGCGTAAAGCCATCCCAAGAAGGGGTGTTGCCTTCTAGCCAGCTCCTAAGTGTAGGCTGTGGCTGAATCGTTAGGTGAAAATAGCTGGATATCAATTCTTTCCCGCCAGTAGATGGCAAAAAAGTGAGAAGATGCCTCCTTGAAGAATGCAGCACAGTCTGAATCTGCGCCATCACATCGGAATCAATTGAGGAAAAGCTTACTTCCACAATCCAAATTGTCGCCCGCAATTCTTCAACTCTCCTGCCAGAAATCATGCGATCGGAAACTCCAAGCTCTTCCTCATATGCAGTGTAATCTCCCTCTTCAATCCGATCAACCTCAATTCCATCTATTGCCAGAAACACATTTGCCATCTGTCTCACCTCTAATCGTTTACAATTGCCGGAGATTGGCTTTGAGCGAATCTAATATCCGGGATAATTGCTCTTGCAAATTCAGTGCCGTTTACCTGGAGCACAATTTCTCTTGCAGAAGCAGCCCCATAGCTCATAGCCATAATATTTGCAGCATTTGTGAATGCGCTTTCTGCCGTGAATCTTGGCGCAGATGCAGGAATCATAGAGGAATTTGCATACTGCACTCCAATTGTTGCTGCTGGGATAGATTCCGCAAGCATGCGTGCTGCCTCTTGCGCTTTTGGGATGCTTTTTGTAATCCCAATTGCAGTTCCTTCACCGATATTTTCCCCAATCTCATCCCTGAATACAGTCGATGGAGAATTTATCCCGAGAAATTCCTTTGCGCTGCTTACAATCCCTCCCAAAAAACCCTTTATTTTTTGTGAAATCCAATCTGCCATGCCTGTGATTCCATCCCAGATTCCGCGAACGATATCTTTTCCAATTCCAATAAATTCTGCGGCAGAATCCGAAAATCCTCTAACCAAAGCAGATATAATTTCCGGAATTGCATCAATAAGATCTGGGATTGCACCAATAATTCCAGATATGATTGCCAATAAAATTTCAGCGCCAGAGCCAATAATATCTGGCAGATTTTCTGAAATAAATTCTACAATTCCAGTAATGATTGCCGGAAGCTTCTCAATCATTTTTGGAATATTATCTACAATGGCATTTGTGAGCGTTTCCAAAAGCTCAGAGCCGGTATCCTGGATTGTAGGCCACATGTTCACAAATGCCGTCGCAACAGATTCTATCACCTGAGGGATGGCATCTACCAGTGCGGGAAGATTGGATATAATGCCTTCCGCAAGAGAAGTAAGGATTTGTGCGCCAAAATCCAAAAAATCGGGAAGCCTTGAAGCTGCAGCATCAATCACAGATCCGATTCCCTGCGAAAACTGTTCCTCAGCGCCATCTGTGCCGCTCAGCATGCCCGCAAGGCCGGATGTGACCTGAGAAATGGCAGGTAGAAACTCTCCCATCATGCGCGTTTTAACGTCTGATACAGCCTGCCCCAGTTCTGAAAGTGCCGAATCCATTTGCGCTTGCGCTTCACGGGATGCAACTAACGCTTCGTTGTTGCGGTAAAATGCGTCGCTGGCCTCGTCATATGTCCCGGCCAGAGTGTCCATGATCAGCTGGTTTCGCTCTGCCTCGTCTGAACACTCAGCGAGTTTTTCGTTGAACTCGTCCTCAGAGATTGAACTCCAGTTCAGTGCATCGGCAAGCGCACCGACAACCGTACCAGTCCGGGCGGTTTCGTTGGCCGCTTCAATCAGGCCCTCGATAGGCAAGCTGTCACCAAAGGTGCCAAAAACGCCTGCCGCAATGTTTGCCCAGGTAGATACATCTTCCTCGGACTGCGCCAGTTTCGCCAAGAGCTGGGACGCTTCCGTTGCGGTGTCTGTGTCTCCCAGGATTCCGTAAAAAGCATTATAGGACTGTGCGGCAGTATCCGCGCTATATCCCGCAGATTCAAACGCCGTATTTAGCTTGCCCTGCGCAACCCGGTATTCTTCTGTTGCGGATTCAAGCGCAAGCAGACCGGCAACGGCACCGCTTGCTGCAGTCGCAACGCTGCCGATGACTGCAACGCCGCCTTTTAGTGCACTGCTTGCTACGCTTCCAAGCTTTGATAGACCGGCCTTAAAACCACTGTCGTCAAGTTCTGTGCCAATTTTTACAGTGCCGTCATTTGCCAAGACTTCACCCCCTTATGGGGAGCTGCGGCACTACGGCACTTTGAGCTCAAATTCTTTTTTGCAGGTCTTGCACTTTAGCCATATGCCTTTACACTCTGCTGATCGTTCAATCCACACTTGGCTGTTGACCGCTCCGCAGTTCGGACATATGGCTTTTTGCCTCTGCAAATCGTTGTTTGACATATTCTTTCATTTCCTGTTCTGTCCGGTATCCGGTATGATTTCCGGATTTCAGGGCATAACGGGCTTTCATTTCCCGGTAGAATTTCCGCTGTTCCTTTGGGACTTTCTTTAGGTCGATTGTCCGGTACATCATGATCTTGCACATCTGGCAGTCTTCCGGCAAAGACTTAAATAATGCTTTGAATCGCCACCAGTGCAAACGAGCAGTTGTCAGGTCAATTCCATAAGAATCCAGAAAAGCGGAAAAAATGTACTCGCTATCCTTCTCGAAATCATAAGCCCGTACATTCTTCCCGCCTCCTGTATTGTTTTCCGCAGACGCACCGGCATAAAACTGCAACATGGCGTCAAGGGATTCTTTTGTCTGAGGCAATTCCATTTCAGCCATCAAATCGCATATTTTAGCCGCTTTGCCGTCGTTTGTTCCATCTGCCAGTAAAATGCCCTGAAACCGTACCCACGTCCTGAAATCCGTATCCACCGGATATTCTACGCCGTCTACCGTGATGGTATCAGGCGGAGTTGTGTATAGGCTCACTTCTTCGCATTAACAACGGTAAGGAGCTTCTGCACCTCTGGACGGTTCAGCAAGTCCTTTACCTCTGCAAGCTGCGCCTCGCTTTTCGCCTTGCGGGCTGGAGCGTCATATGCCGCAATGATATCGAGACACGCCTTCAGCAGGTCGTTGGTGTCCACTTCATCCACGGGAGGAAGTAGGCCGTCCACAAACATGTGCATGTCGTGAACAGCGTCACGCCGGGTGATATCACCGGACTTGTATTTTTTGTCCAGCTTGCTCATTGCATCAATTCCGTCGTCAACGGTCAAAGTGCGGGCGGGCAGGTCATAGGACTTTCCAAGGATTGTAACTTTGTAACTCATTTTTGTCTCCTTTACAGAGCGGAATAGGTGTACTCAGTGGGTGCAGTTCCCACGGATTTCAGGTCGATGGAAATGGAGCTGTTCTCTCCGGCGTTGCCGCCGCCGTCGCTGTTGACGATGATGGACACGGTGCCCTTTTCGCCCTTGCCGGTCAGGATGGAGAAATACACATAGGGGACGATGACCTTCTGGCCGACGCCGTGGGCAATGTCAAGGCCGAAGCAGTAATCCTGGAACGCGTCGCCAATATACCGGTCACCGGTAATGGCGAAACTTCGCTGTGTGCCGGTCTTGGAGGTAGAAAGGCCGGTTCGGATGTACTGCTTATCCTGGGTAACGGGGTTCAACTGCGGGTCCAGACCGGCAATACCCATCTGCACGACGGTATACTCTTTTTCGCTGGTGGTTTCGCCAATGCCGACAGCGAGAACCCAGTCGTCATTTGTGGCGAAGCCCTCAAACTCCGCTTCCGGCGTATAACCGGCCATCAATTCAGAGAGTTTCAAAAAATCACTCCTTTACTGGTAGTAACGGACGCGGCACTGGAACATATATTTAGCCGTGCCCTCATCGTTGTTGATTCCTGCAAAGTTTGGCATATTCTGTAAGTTCTCGATGGAAATAACCTTGCAAGGTGAAAAATCCGGGAAGTTTCCGTCCTTGTTCTGCTGGTCAATCCAATCCATGAAATCTTGCACGGCTTGCGCTTCGTCTGCGTTGATGTCACTCGTCCCGGTGTCCGCCTGGGATATCTTGACCACAGCAAAGTCCCATTGCTTGATGCCATGACCACGGACATATTTGGTTTCCCATGTCTCTCCGTAGACTGTCTGAACGGCTGTATTTCCGATCTGGTCAACCATGCTGTTGAAATACAAGAATGACTGCAGGCCGGGATACTGCCGAAGATAATCAAGCATAGCAGTGTTTTTGTTGTCCATTGCAGTCTCACCTCTTCTTGATATATGCCGTGATATCATCGGCCAGCTGTTGCCCCTTCGCTACAGCCATAGCTTTGTCCCAATGGGAAGTAGCAAGCGGGTGCTTGTCTTTGGAAAAGTTCAGGCCTTCTCCAACGTAGTTTTTATGAGCATACGGGACTTTGTAATGAACATAATCCTTTGTGATGTCCACAGTTTGGTCAAGCATTCCTGTATCCATTGGAACATAGGGGGAGCAGTAGGCATGTAGACGGGTGTTAGCGTACACTTTTACGCCGTCACCAAGTATACGTTGCATGGTTTTCTGCTGGTTTGCAAGCGTTACTTCCTTTACATTGATTTTCACGCTCACACCCCCTCAATGTGGTAATGCTCCAACGCTTCAATCGTTCCGGTGTTATCTTGAAACAGCTTGATAATAAACGCTTCCGGCTTGTGTGCGTTCACAATGTTCTGCACAGTGCTGGGCGTGACTTCCTCGGTAACCTCACCACGAATGATGTAATCACCAGTAGAGAAGGTAAAACCGTCCATGCTGTCTTTCCACTCATTGTATGGGTGGTAGTCATCTGACTTCGGAACGCGCACCACAAACACATTCCCAACGCTTACGGTATTGCCGGATACACTTCGCTCCGCACGGCCAGACCAGGAGCAATTATGCAAAACCGTAGATTTCCAGACATCCAGCTTTGTTGCGCTGTCGCGCGCAGCCAGTTTGTTCAGCACGGTGATGGTGTAGTCGAACGTCGGGAGCATCTGCCCAGGTTTCCAGGTTATACGCATATGCTCACCAGCTCCACGGGGAGAATCTCGACGATACGGTCATACACATCAGACCACTTCTGGTCTTTCGTCTGAGCGTCGGCCAGAGATACGCTTACACCGTCATTTCCGAAACTGGACACATCAAACACGCCACTCACATCGTCGTATTCCTGATCCACAATCAGCGTCATGCACAGCCGGATGTCATCGTCCGGCTCTGCGATGCGGTTCTGCGTCCAGTAGTTGAGGCGCTTTTCGGAGAGAAGTTCCAGTCGGGGGAAATCGGCCTCGGGGGCTTTGCCCCCAAGTGCCGAATATTCCTCATAGGTTAGGTAACTCATTTAGTCACCGCCTTTGTTCTCCTTGTGCTCGTGGTTTTAGCGGTAGTTGCCGCCGTTTCCATCATTGGTGTTACGGAGGCTTCGCTTAGCCCCCCGCCGTAAAATTTACGGTTGCCACCGCAACAATGGCGGGACGGGTGATCTTCGCGCCGTAGACATGCAGGCCCTTCACGCCATCGTCAAAGCCCTTCTCGCGCCGGTACGCCTCAGTCTTGAGGATCTGGTCGGCGTAGGTGCCGCAGGCGTTTGTGGAGGAAATGACCTTGTACTTGGCCGCGCTGGTGTTGGGGACGTTGTTGGAGATGTAAATGTCGAAACCGGCGGCGCGGGCCACAGAACCTTCAACCAGTCTCGTGTTGCTCTCGCTGGTGTTGTACGCGAAACGGGGGTCAAGCAGCATAAAGCCTTCAAACTCGGGCGGCATGACGATCCACCGGCCCTGCTTGGGCACGTTGGCCTTGTCCAGAGCGGTGCGCATGGTCACCATAGTCTCATAGGCGTTGTCCTTGGTGATTACCAGGGGCGTGGTATCGTTGCCCAGGTTGGCGGTGATGGTACCGGCTTTCAGCAGACCGGCGACATACTGGTCAGCCTTGTCAGAAAGACCATAGGACGCGCTTCTCATGGCCTCGTCCATCAGGTCGGCGCGGGCCTGCACCCGGTCCACGTCGTTGATCTTCATGTTGAAGTAGTCGCCCTGGTCGATAACAAGGGTCTGGTCCGCGGTGGTCAGGTCTTCTGGATCGGCAAGATCGGTTGTGCGGGAGTAGGTCTTGATGGTCACATCATTCAGGCTGGCAATGTGCACGGTGTCGCCGTACTCGCTGATCTCGCCCTCATAGTTGCGGTTCAGAAGGTTCACATAGACCAGATTCTTCCGCATATTCTCCAAAATCCGGGCGCTCCAGACTTCGGGGATAAAAGAGGTAATAGCCATTTAGTTCATTCCTTTCAGAGAGGCGGACACATCCGCCCAATTTGCGTTAATCTGCTCGGGCGTCATGGCCCGAATCTGCTCGCGGGTGTAAGTGGTTCCGCCGTGGTTTTCCACGCCGGGGATCGTCACCTTTACCTGCTGCGGGTTCTTCCACACAGCCGCATCCTTCGTCAGCGTGTCGAACAGTTCGGCGTCGCCTTTGCCTACGTTTGCGGGGTCAGAGATAAGGTCGAAGAAAGCCGCCTTTGCGCCACGCTCGGAAATAGCGTCAACAAACTGCCGGTCGCCGACAACGGCCTTAAACCGTTCATCCTTTGCTGCCTGTTCCTGCGCCTCCCGCTCGGCTTTCTGCCGCGCCTCGTCAGCCTGCTTGTACTTGTCAAGCTCGGCCTGCAAAGCGTCTGTATCGCCCTTGTTTGCCTCCAGCGTTGCAATGGTGTCTTTTGCCGTTTTGAGGTCGTCACGGGCTTTCTTGAGGTCGCTGTCATACTTGCCTTTTGCGACATACTCGCCACCGGACAGGTCTGCCAGCTTCATGTTAGCCGTGCGCTCATTGAACTGCTCCAGCGTCAGGCTCTCGCCCTTGAAGATTTCGGTGAAGTCCATAGTGTGTCCTTTCTGCCCCTAAATGGTTTTAACTTATAAAGCCGCTGCACCACAGCGTGAGGGCCGGTGCTATAAACCCCTGCACCAAGGGGAAGATGGTGCCGCTTTGGGTTCGTGCGCCCTGTGCGACATATTTTATAATTTTATAAAAATGTTGCTTGACTTTTTCATGGTGGTATGATATTATAATACCAGAAAGAGCAAGGAGGAAAAGAAAATGTTTGCACTGAAAGAGAACATCATCCCTCACTTTGAACTGATTTCCAGCGTTGACCACGGAACCGACATCAACTGGAAAGTCTGGGCTTGTGAGAGCATCGTAAAGAAAGCCATGAAAAGCACTGCTTTTCAGATCGACGAGTACGAGGCGAGAATCCTTCGGGGCGCTGAGTGCAATCTTGGCCTTGATGCTGAGGACTTCCACTTGGTTTGTTGCCTTGATCTGAGTTGCATCGAGCTGAGCGAGTACGGCCGGTGTGAACTGATTGATTATCTGGCAGAGATTACGAGCCGTCATTTCTTTTACGCTCAGTC